CTCCGGCTACGGAACAGCGTGTATCTTAGATGTTTCAGGTTCAACAATAACCGCAGGAACTCCTGCTGTATTTGAGTCTGCCAGCACAGCCTACATTTCAGTAGCAATGCTAACCAGCACCAAAGCAATTGTAGCTTATCAAGATGGCGGAAACTCCAACTACGGGACAGCGTGTATTTTAGATGTTTCAGGTTCAACCATCACCGCTGGAACTCCTGTTGTATTTGAGTCTGCCACCACAAACTACACTTCAGTAGCAATGCTAACTAGCACCAAAGCAGTTGTGGTTTATCAAGATGGCGGAAACTCCGGCTACGGAACAGCGTGTATCTTAGATGTTTCAGGTTCAACAATAACCGCAGGAACTCCTGCTGTATTTGAGTCTGCCAGCACAGCCTACATTTCAGTAGCAATGCTAACCAGCACCAAAGCAGTTGTGGTTTATCAAGATCAAGGAAACTCCTCCTACGGAACCTCTGCAATAATAGACACAGAATCCGCGCTATACGTCACAGACCAGCACGTCTCCGCAATATCTGGAGCAGATACCGTAGACACAACATTTTATATTGACTTAAACAGCGTGACCGCAACGGAAACCCTAAACAGCCAGACAGCTAACTATGTGTTCTCATTCAATCCAACACTGGTTAGCGATGTAGTTACAGGCGGCAGTTTTATTGTCATAGGTAACGGTGAGACAGCGACCAGAACCATAGCAAGCTCGTTAGCTTCTGTTCACGGCGGGGCAGATGGCACTTGGTACTACAACTCGAACGCGACTTATGCCTCAGAAACTTGGTCGACTTCAACAGTCAACACAACGGCTGGAGCTGTAGAGCAAGCACAGACGGTAGCGGCTAACAACATGAGTGGAACCGATGTGGGTAATGTTGCAGACGGCAACTGGCCTGCCTTTGGGACTAAGTTTGCTCTTGGCATTGTTTTAAAATCAACATCGACTTCTGCAACGCCCTCTGTTGATAAGGTTTTATTTGATTACGATGCAAATGTATTGAATCAAGGCGCAATACTGGGGACTGACTACAACTTTGACGCTCCTGCGGGTGACAAGGTTAGGATTACAGCGGTGGTCGCGGGTAACTACAAGGTGAGGGTGGTTTAACCAAACCTTATGTCGATAAAACGCAGAAAAGTGTACACCTTGATTTAATATGCCGCAGGTGTAGCAATTGGCAAAGCCCTATCAACAACATCAATTCTATTAGAAGGATAGACCAATGAAGACGATTATCTGCGCAATGAACTGCTCTAAGTACCTGTTTGCTGACGACAAGCCGGTCAACATGAAGGCTGACTGCATCGAAGTAGGCGACCCTGCTAACTTGGACTTTATCATTGGCGACATGAACTCTAGCAATGCTACTCTTATTGAGGACGTTACTGAGCCAGACGATTGGTACGGCTGCAAGTACAACTACATTGACGATGCTTGGGAACTCTGCCCTGATTGGGTTGATCCACGTTTGGAAGAAGATCAGGTATAATGTAGGCAGGTACCAAAAGCAGTAGGAGCACCCATGAGATGAACGACTTAGAGCTAGAAGCGATGATACAGCGTGCTGCGGAAGCGGGGGCTAAAAAAGCCTTACGTGACGTGGGTTTACAAGACGACGACGCTGTTCATGACATGCGTGAGATACGCGACCTTCTAGACTCGTGGCGGTCAGCTAAACGTACTGCGGCAAATACCATAATCAAGGCTTTTACTTACGTTTTCTTAGGTGCCCTGCTAACGGGGTCCTACTTTAGTTTTATTAACAAGCCCTAGGTGCGTATCATGAGCCACTTCCAGACCGCGCTAGTTGCCGAAGCTGTGGATGGTGGATGGCGGCTACATGCCCCATTGGTGTATTATAGCGACGTTCTGGGGCGCACCGTGACCGTGCCTGAGGGGTATTGCACTGATCTGGCGAGTGTACCTAAGCTGCTTCGGTGGCTAGTGCCTGTAGCGAACGCAAAAAACCGAAAGGCGGCAGTGGTCCACGACTACCTATGCACCCACGGCGATGGCGTTGTTAAGAACCAGAAGCAGGCCGACAAGGTGTTTAGAGAAGCTTTGGGCGTATTGGGCTTAGGCCGGTTTAAATCAGGCGCTCTCTACTACCCAGTGCGAACATTCCAGACAATCACAGGATGGTTCAAATGAAAGCATTACTTGCTCTTGGAGCCTTAGCCCTTGCGGGCTGTACGCAGTTAAACAGCTTAGAGATTACGCCGGAGGACAACGCTATGGCCTGTTTGAAGGGTAACACTAACGCCGCAGGCGCTTTCCTTGGTGCGAACGTCTCGGGCATTACGGTAGAACTTCCGGCGGGTGTAGATACCTCGAACTGGACTGCGGCAGACTGGAAAGAACTAGCTGAGCTTTGCGACTAGTGACCGAAAGACTTATTGAAATGCTCAAGCGCCATGAGGGCGTAAGGTCCCACGTTTATTTGTGTTCTGCTGGGTACGAAACCATTGGTGTGGGGCGAAATATATCTAACACCGGTATGGGCCTGTTCGATGATGAAGTCGACTACCTGCTAGAGAACGACATCGCGCGCGTTATTAAGGAACTTTCCTCGGAATATCCGTGGTTTACCGACCTTGATGACGTACGAAAAGATGCTATTATAGACATCAGTTTTAACCTTGGTGCCACTCGACTTCGTGGTTTCAGGCGCGCATTAGCTGCTATGGACGCAGCAGACTATACAACCGCATCTTTAGAGTTTTTAGATTCCAAGTGGAGTCGGGATGTCAAGGGACGCTCAACCGAACTCGCGTACATGATCGAGACGGGTGAGTACCTATAATGAGGTTAGGAAATGCCGCTACAGAAACTACAGTTCCGTCCCGGGGTTGACCGCGAGAATACTCGCTACGCAGCCGAAGGCGGTTGGTACGAGACCAACAAAGTGCGTTTCAGACGGGGTATGCCTCAGAAGATCGGTGGGTGGGTGCGCCTGTCTAATAACTCCTTTCTCGGCATCTGCCGGTCTATGCTCAACTGGGTTACCCTCCAAGGGCAGAACCTCGTCTCGGTTGGCACTAACCTCAAGTACTACATCGAGCGCGGCGGAGCGTACTATGACATCACGCCTATTCGGTCTACAGTATCTCTGACAGACCCGTTTACTACTACGTCAGGCTCTGCGACTGTCCTTGTTACTGATGTTGCCCATGGTGCCCTCCAGAACGACTTTGTTACGTTTAGCGGGGGAACTGCGGTTGGCGGGCTTACCCTAAACAACGAGTACCAGATTAGCTTTGTAAGCGAAGACACCTACACTATTACTGCCGAGACTACGGCTTCTTCTACCGCCACGGGCGGGGGTACTGTTACTGCGGCCTATCAAGTCAACACAGGCAACGAAATTGCGGTACCTTTTACCGGCTGGAGTGCAGGTACTTGGGGGTCGAATACATGGGGCAACAGCGGCGCTACACTTGCTCCCATACGGCTTTGGAGTCAGGCTAACTTTGGCGAAGACTTGTTCTTTACCTACCGTGGTGGTGAGCTTTTCTACTGGGATGCAAGCAACGACATAACTACTCGCGCTGTGTATGTGTCCTCGCTGGGCGGTGCGTCAGACGTTCCTGTAATAGTTAACAAGGCTTTCGTGTCGGACATCTTCCGGTTTGCGTTCTGCTTTGGTGCGAACGATTTGGGTACTAGCGTGCTTGACCCCATGCTTATCCGTTGGTCTGACCAAGAAGACGTGGCTAACTGGACGCCTGCGGCTACTAACCAAGCCGGTAGCCTACGCCTGTCACGCGGTAGTGAGATTGTTACTGCCATCCAAGCACGTCAGGAAGTACTGATTTGGACCGATACGGCCCTCTACGGCTTGCAGTACCTAGGTGCACCGGAGGTGTGGGGTGCGCAGTTACTAGGCGACAACATTACTATAGCTAGCCCTAACGCTGCGGTTTACTCAGGCAACATTGCCTATTGGATGGGTACGGATAAGTTCTACAGCTACGACGGTACGGTCAAGACGCTGCCTTGTTCGGTTAGAAGTTATGTATTTAACGACTTCAACTTCTCTCAGTACGACCAAGTAATAGCAGGTACTAACGAGCGGTTCGACGAGATTTGGTGGTTCTATTGCTCTGCCGACTCTACTCAGAACGACCGCTACGTGGTGTACAACTACCTGCAAGACATCTGGTACTACGGCACGCTTTCACGCAGCGCTTGGATCGACTCTGACCTGAGAGAAAACCCACTGGCGGCTACGTACAGCAACAACTTGGTTAACCACGAAGTGGGCTACGACTGCCAAGAAACGTCCACGCCGTTCCCGATTACAGCTACGCTTATCTCCTCTGAGTTTGACTTGGACGACGGCGATAAGTTTATGTTTGTTAATAGAATGTTACCTGACGTAACGTTTGAGGGTTCTACGGCAGATAGCCCCGCCGCTGTGATGACTTTATCTCCTATGGAGAACTCCGGTTCTGGGTACAACAACCCGCTATCAGAAGGCGGCAACAGCAGCGCTACGGTAACTCGTTCAGCCACAGTGCCTATTGAGCAGTTTACAGGGCAGGTCTTTGTACGGGTACGCGGTAGGCAGATGGCCTTTAAGATCGAGTCCACTGAGCTGGGTGTGGCTTGGAAGCTAGGTATACCACGACTGAATATGCGTCCCGACGGTAGGAGAGGCTAGTGGCTCAGAGACTAGTACAAAAAGTCCAAGCGCCCGCGCTGCCCGTACCCAAGGACAGTCCACTCAAGCAGTATCTGGACGACCTGAACAACATATTACGCCTGTTTTTTAACCTGCTAACTAACGCGGTTAATAACGTAGTAGGTGAGTTTGGGGGTGCGTTTCTTGAGGTGCCGAATGCTTTATACTATTCAACCGTAGACCAAACGCTAGCGGCTACCAATACGGGCTACAAAATAACGTTTAACAACACGTACTTAGAGAGTGGTATGGTGTTAGATGGCGGTACAGAGTCTGAGCTTACCGCGTCGTATTCTGGGGTGTACAGCTTCCAGTTTACTGGTACTTTGACAAGCACTGACAGTAGTTCTAAAGACGTTTACCTTTGGCTCGCTAAAAACGGCACCGATGTAGGTTTTAGCGCACGTCCATACACCATTTCGGGTTCGGGTAGAATGCTGGATATTACGTGGGCTTTTAGCATAGACCTTGCGGTTGGGGACTACTTAGAATTTTACTGGTCTGGGAATAGCACAGCCGTAAAACTAGACGCGAGCGCAGCGGCCACACCCCACCCGGGAATACCGTCTGCCGTAATTACAGTTTCATTTGTTTCGGCGCTTCCAACAGTCGCGCCAACACCTCCGTAGGTTAGGAAAGAACATGCCAACAAAAACACTAAGTCTTGGCCCCACCCGTATGGATGATGCCCCGGCGTTTTTAGAGGGCGAGGTGCTTTTCCCAAATTCAGGTCTAGATTCTCATACCCGATTTAACGAAGTATGGCGTAACGGTGGTGGGAATGCTTTCTCTGCGCTAGAACAGCAGCTTTGGGAAGATTTTGCTCCACGGCTAGGTGCGTTTGACCCCAACGACCCCGAATTTCAAGCGGCAATGGACGCGCTTATATCTGCGGGCACGGCTAATATCCCTACCGTTTTTAGTGCGGCTGACTACCTCCAAGGCGTTAATGTCGCTGATGGCATCTCTGACGCTGAAACAGACCTCGTTGTTCAACTTTTGGCCTCGGGCGCGGTAACTGCGGCTGACGTAGAAGCTGCCACAGGCATTCCTGCTCGTGGAGTAGTAGATGTAGGGGATGTAGCCCGAGAGTTTGGCTTACCTGAAAGTGTAATTGCTTCTGCGTATGAGGCTAATCGACCTGCTCCGGCTCCAGAGTCTATTTATGACAATCTTGATATAAATAGTGTTTATCTTGCGCCTAGTGAAACTAGCGGCGATTTATACCCCGAGGACGATTTTGTTAACGTAGATGAGTCCGGCCGGGACTTTGAAGCAAAAGTGTTTGAAAGGGGAGACTCGGATGTATTTCAGTCAGACCAAGGTGGATCGCGTTACTACGGTGACACCTCTGCCCCTAGTTCTGCGCAAGACATGTTTAATCAAACATATGCAGAGGCAATGGCTAACGAAAAGTTAGCTGCCGATCTAGAAACCCAACTAACCCCCGCACAGCAAGAAGCCCAACTCCTTGGCTTATCCGAAGCCCAAATGAATGCCAAAACCGAGGACATGCTAGATA